TCTACAATACCACCAGATGATACTTGTAAAGTCTGACCTGATGAACCTATACCTAATTTAGCAAGTGTATTGCTACCAGAAGCATAAAGAATATCTCCAGTAGTATAACTTGTAAGTCCAGTACCACCATCTGTTTCATCTAATGTTCCTGTTATTGAACTAGCTCCTAAATCTACTGCTACTTCTGTTGATTCTATTACAAGTCCACCATTTGATTTAAGGTCAGTACTAAATGTTGTACCAGTTAAATCTAAACCATCACCAGCTGTGTATTCTGTGTTGGTATCTGTAGCTGCAATTGTAATAGCACCCGAACCATTAGTTATAGTTACATTAGTTCCTGCAGTTAATGTAGCTTTAGATAGTGTATTACCTGTAGTTTTACCTATAAGTAACTGACCATCTGTGTAAGATGTTTGTCCTGTACCACCTGTAGCAACTGATAATGTTGCTGATAATCCCGATGCTGTACCAGATGTATTTTGTGTGCCAGCAGTATTAACACCAGGCAAATCTATGTTAGTTGTACCATCAAACGATACGCCACCTATTGTTCTTGCAGTTTCTAAAGCTGTTGCCGTTGCAGCATTTCCTGTTGTTGAACCAGAACTACCAGATACATTGCCTGTTACGTTTCCAGTTAAGTTTCCAGTTACATCTCCAGTAACATCTCCAGTGACATTACCAGTTAAGTTTCCAGTTACGTTTCCTGTAACTGCACCTGTAACATTACCAGTAACGTTACCAGTTACATTACCTGTTAAATCACCTGTAACGTCTCCTGTAACATCTCCAGTTAAGTTACCTGTAACGTTCCCTGTTACATTACCTGTTAAGTTACCTGTTACATTAACTGTAATAGAACTCGGTAGTCCAACTGTAAATGTTTGTCCTGTTAATCCTACAGTTGCTTCATTAGCTGTACCTTGTATAGTTAATGATTGACTATCTAAATCAACAGAACTTGTTGTAGAACCATCAGTTATATCTAAATCTTGTGCTGTTACATTGTTATCTACATAAGCTTTAACTGATTGCTGTGTAACACCTTTAGTAGCAGAGTTAGATGCCATATTATCTTCATCTAAAAACAATGTTGTATTAATTGCTGTACCAGCTTCGTTAATTATTGTGTTAACTCTGTCATGTACATCATTAAACATTTCTGCCATAGCAACAAATCTAACTTTAGCTCCAATAGAATGAGCATTTAATCCACCACCATAAGTATCTATGTTTCTAGTAGCTGTTAAGTTAACACCAGTCTTTGCGGATACGTAAATATACTCTCTAGTAGAGTCGCTATCTGGGTCAATTACTAAATAAAATCCTGATGTTCCTGATGAAAAATCACCAATACTTGCTGGAGAAGCTGCAACTGAGACTGTTTGGTCTGACGAGCTTGCAGACAATGCAGATATTAATGTTGTTTCGTATGCGTTTTGTAACTGTGTTTCTCTTGCTACCATATTATCCTAAATTAGTTACAGCCAATGTACCAACACCTAATAATCTAGATATAGATGTAGTAGTACTTTCAGCTCTAACACCTCTTACACGTATCATGCAATACTGAGTAACAGAACCTAATTTTCCATCTTCAATAATTGGATACTCAACAGATTCTACCACACCTCTTATGGTTTCACTAGGTTCATACAAAATTAATGTAACAGCATCTCCTTCTTTATTTTTTAAAGTTTGATAAATAGTTTCACCTAAACCTGTTACACGTAATCTTTTTCTATTTGGTCTTTCTATTTGGTCAGATAAGTTTATTGGTATTGTTACAACTACAAGTTCTGGTCTAGGCAAAGCTCTAATAGCTACAGACCTAAACTCAGGAGAAGATGTAAATGTTGTATTAGGTTTTATTACTATCTTTGAGTTAACGTATCTAGCTGTTCTGTTTAATTCATACTCTACACCACCAGTACCAGCAACTGATTGCCCAACTAACTCCCAGTTAGCACTATCTGGATTATCTACAGTGTCATATGTAGTAGATATATAAACATCTACTTGTCTACCTTCAGATAATTCGTTATGTTCTACTTCTATTCCTACCCATTGTTTAGATTCTGATGTAAAAAAGTCTGCATTTGGTAATATTAAATAACCTTCTTGCACAAATATTGTCTCACTTTCTTTATAGATGTCTTTTCCAGCACCAACAATAATAAATTTACCATCACTTTGAGTAATACCTGTAATAAAAGAACCTGTAGATATTTCTAAATCTCTTGCTAATCCAGCAGTTGGTAAGTAATATCTCCACAAATATGCTTCAGTAGTGGATTCTTTTATACCCATGTAAATGCTATCTCTTGTTGCAAACATATGTTTTGGCGAAGCATCTATATTAGATACAATCCATTCTTTTATTAATTGTCTATCAGCTAATACATACAAATCATCAGCAACTGTTAACTGTGAACGATACAATCTACCAGTCTTTGTTGAAACTTCTCTTGTACCAAAAAATACAATTCCTTCTGCAGCAGAAATACTATGTACTTCTTCAAAAGGTACATTTGTTTGACCTTTAAGCGTCATTGTTCCAGCTACATCTTTGATAGAATATATATTTCCATCTGTACTAGAAACAAGTACGACTGCACCTGCATCTACTACACCTGTAATATCGTGTGTATTCTCTGAAACTATAATTGCATCAGCAACTTGTAAGTCTGAACTAGACCAAGTTTTATCAAAAGGACTTACAGCCCACAAATATTCTGCTGTACTTTTTTTACCACTAATAAATAACTGTCCCTTAGAAAACCATATACCTGTTAGTCCACCATTAGAACTCATATGAGTAGTTTCTTCAGTCCATGTAGATGTACCATCAAATTTTATTAACTCTGAATTACTTGTACCATCTGCAGTAGTAGCAAACAATCCATTACCAAAAGCAACAATACCTGTAAAATTGTAATTTATTGTTAAACCAGTTGTTACTGCTGCCCATGTAGCACCATTATCTGTTGACACATAGATACTAGTATTATCAGTAAGATATAAATTACCATTAGTTGTTTGTGCTAAATAGTTATTACTACCTTGTAAATCATTACTACCACCACGAACGTTTATTTCATCAGTAGCTTTTAATAAATGTATCTTATAACTTCCTTCTTCATCTCCATGAAAAACATCTATACCTTTAGAATCAAAAAACTTACTTACATCATCTTCTTCACCATTTCTTTGATGTGCTGTATCTAATCCTTCACCACCACTAAAGTTACTTCTAGAAAAAATCTGTCCTACGTTAGTAGTAATATCTTCAGGGTTAACTGCAAGATTTATACTTTGTTGCGGAAACTCTGCTGATTGTACAGTTAAAACTCTATTAGGCCCTGTAGCTGTACGCATAAGTAAATCGTCTAATTGTAAACTATACCCGTGTCTTTTAGGATTTGTTATCTCAGATGCAAGAGGTACTCTTACCATTATATACCTGGATTATGTGTGCCGTTTATTGATACGGATTCAGGATACCTTGCTCTTAAGTTTTTTCTAGCTTGTTGTATAAGTATTTGTTGATACTGTAATAATGAATTTCTAATACTTGTTGATGAACCTACAGGATATACAGCAGCTTGTAAAGATTCAGTTATATAATTTTGTGTTGCCATTGGTATATCTCTACCTGACATTATCTGTGCTGCTACTCCTGCCATAACTATTGGCTCATATTCTGACTCTAAACCTATAGAAGCTAGCGTTGTTGATTCATTTGCAGGTGCAATAAATTTCTTTTTAAAAGTAATGTACGCTGAGTGACCAGAAGCAATACTGTAAAACTGTAATGCATTAACAACAGACGGTCCATCAGTATATGTTTTAGTTCTTTCAGTACCTGAATCATCTGTATAAACAAATGGATTAGGTAGTTGTATTAATTGTACAGATACAGGTGCAAACATGCTACCTGTTGAATCTGAATTAGTTGCAAAATCTGTGTATTGTGATATAGCTTTTATAGGGTTTACTAAATAATTATAAGTATCTGCATCTGAACCATGTGTACCTAATAAAACGTAACCTGTACTTGCAGTAGCAGTTATTGTTTCAACTGCGAATAGAGTAGGGTAGAGGTTTTCTACTTGGTCTGATATAGCATCAAATACTACTTTACGAGTAAATGGAGGATTAATTTTTAATAAATCACCTGTAGTATGTGCAGCAATTGTTGTACCACGTGCAGCTCTAACAACAGTTATTTGTTGTGATGAAGTATTTAATGAAGCAACTAACATTAGTTCTTCTCCTACTTCAATAAAAGCACCAGTTCCTAATGCATCTTCTTCTTCAGATGTTAGATACGTATTATCATAATCAATTATTGTATCTGTAGAGGAATCAGTCATACCATCTTTTAAAACTGTAAAAGATGATACGTCATCGTTAGGTTCTAGATACTCTCTAAAAACCCTGTCTATGAGGTGTCCTATGTTTAAACTCATAGTAACTCCTAGACGCTAACGAATACTAAATCTATTTGTCTTTCAGCAGCTTCAGAACTGGCAGAAATTACTTTAATGTATCCACCTTTTACTAATGCAAATGTATAAGGGTCAACTGCACACCAACCATTTAAGGCTTTTGTAAATGTTATTGCTGCACCTGCAGCATTATTTACTGTATTCATGTTAGCTGTTCCATCTAAACTATATTGTATTGTTACAGTAGCTCCTGTAAAAGCTGCGGGAAATCTTACTCCTGCTAAAGCCATACCTTTAGTATCTATAACGTCACTTGCAGTTTCACCAGATGCTATTGTTGCTGTTTTTGCGTATGTATTACTCATATTTTCCTAACTATAGCAGAACTTTCGAGAGGTATTGCTACAACCCGAAAGTTTCTACTAAATATTTTGCTATCTAAGCAACATCATTAATCATACAGTGGTATGAAGGAGGACCGAAGTCGTATCCCATTTCCATGTAGATTGCTTTTGCTACTCTTGCGTAATCATCTTGGTCAATGTCACGTACGAATACTGTACCAAATCCTGGGATGTTGGTAAATACTGGTTGTACGAATGCAAAGTCCACAATAAATGCTTTGTTTGCAGTAATGATATTAGGGTCAATGACCATCATACCAATTGAACCAAATGGTGTTACAACTGTATCAATGTCGATACCAGCGATATTTCTATCTCTTGGTAAAACAGCAGCTGTTAATGCACCAGATATAGCACCATCAACTGTTAGCTCTTTGTTAAGGTCTAACAATTGTTGTGGGCTTACACACAAAACAGGATTAAGCATTGGTGCAGAAGCATCATAGAGCCTCTTTAATGCACCAGCGATTGTATCCCAGTGTAGTTTTTGGTCTGTTCCAGAGCCATCTCCAGCTGTATCGTTATAGTAAATGTTACCATTGATACCACCAGCGGCTACTGAGTTATTAGCATTAGCGTTAAGAGCTAAGTATTCTGCAAGTCCACGCATTTCTCTTGTACCAGCACCTGGTGTTGTATTAGCACCATCTGCAAATGTACCGTTGAATGCAAACCATTCTACTTCTCTTGCTACTTTTTCCATTGCTAGAGACATTTGCTCTGCAAATTCGTCAACAATTGGATTTCCACCAGCAAGCGCTAGCTTATCTCCAGCTGTAAGTGTTCCATCACCATCAGAACTGTTTGCAATATTTGCAGACAAGTCAAATGGATTTTGGTTTCCGTATGATGCCATTGCTGTGTAAGTCATCTTTACACCTTTATGAAATACCTGCGTTACACCTGTGAATGCTACTCTATCGCGACCTAAATATTCTGTAGGTTGCGCACCTTCTTGACCTTTAGTAGGTTCAGAAGATACAGTTGCATTGTCAGCTGCTTGGATTTGCCAGAAAGTAGATTGTAAAACCTTACCCCCGTTTAATCCTCCAGTTGCAGATAAGAAAGGTGTTCTTTGACCACCGACACGGAATAGCTCGCCAGAAAAGTTATTAATTTTCTGTGCGTAAATTGAATTATTGGTAAGCGAAATAGCTCCCATAATTTACCTCCGTTATTATCTTGTATTAAACTGTTACTTTTTTTCTTCTTGGTCGAGTAATGCCAATCTAGCTCTAATACTTGCCTTAGTATCACCTGTAGCAACTATTTTGTCTAGTTGACTCATTACGTCTAACGGTACATCTGAACGTGAATTTGCGTCAAGTGCAGCTACTCTAGCACGAGCATCATCTTGGGCTACTGGTACGTCTTCAGTTTGTGGTTGTTCTGTGACAGTTCCACTAGCTTCAAAACCATATTCGTCTTTAGCAAACTGTGCAATAGATTCTGTATCAACAGGTCCATTGTACACTTGTTTTAATGCCTTACCGAAACCTTTGTCTGTTTGTAATCCCAACTTACCAAAAACATTATCTAGCTCTTTGTCTTTAAAAGATGCCAGTTCAGCTTCTAGTTTCTTAAGTTGTTCATCTTTACGTTCAACTGTTTCACGTAATTGTTTTACACCATGTTCTTGCGGTGCATCAAATTCTTCCATCTTGTACCTCCACTATGTGTTAACCTATCAGACAAGACCATAGGCATCTTGCCGTGGTGCTACCTTACCACTTGACTTGCACCTCTGGTAGCTATAAGCTACAAGTCCATTACTCTACGTATTTAATACAAGCTTTCAACGTAGGCCTGAAAGCCGATTTGATGGTCTATTGTACTGCGGACCTCTCAACGCATAAAACTATTATACACTAACTTGTTGTAAGTCCAGTAATTTTGTCACCTTTTTTCCTAGAACCAGCAACAAAAGAACTTTCAGCTAATGCTTCATTAGTTGCTTTTGCTACAGCTGACATAGCTTCTGTATTACCTATAGCTGATTCCTCTAAATCAGATATATCTAATCCTCTATCTATACTTTGTTCTTGTGTTAAGAATGTTTTTGCTCCACCATATAAACCTTTAGCAGTTTGTCTATCAAAACCAGCTTTTCTTAATCTGTTTGTTCTATCAAAATTAAAATCAAATCCTGCAGCTTTAGCTTCAGCACCTATTTGTAATGTACTTATTTCATTATTAAGTATTGCATCTTGTATATCTGGATTAATTAATCCTGCTAATATAATTTCATTTGTAACATTTTCAATACCATATTGATTTGCATATAATTCAGCAACTTGTGGTATATCATCTATAACTGAATCGTATACTGTTGCAACTCTTATATCAAATTCTTCTGGTGCAACACCATTAGTAATCATTTGTTCAAACTGTTTATTAAAACTCTCAGAGTAAGCAATACCATATTCTGATAATGTATTACGATATGAAGCTTTATTAGACATTGCTTCTAATTCGCTCATTACTAAAGCACCACTAACAGGGTCAGTCAAGTATCCAAAGTTATCTTTCCATACTTGTGTTTGCCTAGTCATTGCTAATGCTGTTGCTGTAACTCCTGTTGTTGCCCAATTTTTTGCAAACTCATCAATTAATGCTTCTGGAAAAAAAGAAAATGTACCTCTTGCAACAGCTAATCCTGTACCATAACCATAATCAATAGATAAACTTGAATCTCCATCACTTCCATTAGAACTTGTATCAACTGTTCCTGTTGGACCTGATGGTTCTGTATAATAATTAACTGCTTTATATGCTTCTTCAGAACTACCATCAGACATAGTAACAGTTTTATCTGGGTTATATTTAACAACATTTGTTCCTTGAAATTCAGGTAAATCTGTAGTTAATACCCAACCATCTGCTTGATAATCACCAACTAATTCTTCATCTACATCAGAATATGAACCACCTGGAGTTCTCATTTGTACTAATGCCATTATTTACCAACTCCTATTCTTGTTTGATAATCTTGAACAGGAACTATTCCTTGTCCAAATGCTTGCATCATTGCCATAGTTGCATCGTTCTGTGTTTTTTGATAACCACGTTGTAAACCTGTTTCTCTGAGTATTGCGTCTACTTTACTTGCATCATTAATTTGTATTAAATCCTGTACAACATCATCTGTTTCATCAATGACTACTCCCCAAATACTTTCAGCTTTATTTAATATAGGTTGTACTATATTTTTCCAACTAAAATCTCTGTCATACATTGAATATCCACCTTGAAATCTCATATCTTTAAACTTTTCTATTAACTCATTTTGATAAAAAGAACTTTGTCTTACTTTACTAGCCTCATATAAAACATCTACATTAGCGTGCATTGCTTTAGGTAACCATATGTCCATAAGATTTTGTATATTAGCTTGTCCACCAGTAGCTGCTGTAACTGTTCCACCATCTACTACAGCTTTAAAACCCATATCCCATTCAACATCAAAATTATTATCAACAGCTTTAGTTACTTGTTCAATTGCAGTAGTTCTGCTCCATTCTCCTAATGCCCATTTACTTGCAGCATAGTTAATAGAGTTATCATCTAATTTACCAAGTATATTTGTAACTGAGTTTTTTAATTGTTTAGCATATTCTTCTTTTAATTTACTAAAACCTAATTCATCTAATAAAGAAATCTTTTTATTATCATACATTTCTTTTGTATAACCTAATTCATTAATAATGTCATAAAATCTTGTATCAGTTTCTATATTAGTTTTCCAATTTGTAGAATCTTCTGAACGTAATTCAACTACTAAATCTAAAAAATCTTGATTGTTTGCCCATGGAAGACGTTCATCTAAGTTTGCTAAAGTTGAAACAGTAGCTTCTATAATGTTTGTACTATCATCAACAATTTCTAAAATATTACCAGCTTTAACTAATCTATCACCTTCTACTATTTGTAAATCCCAATCATCTTGATTTATATACATATATCCTTCAATGTTTTTACCAGCTATTAACTTTCCTTGACTATCAAATTGATTTACAAAACTAGGATTAATGTTAGTTATTGTACTTAAATCAACACCTTTAGATAACTCCCAATAAAGTATTGAAGCTCCATTATCATAAGCTAAATAAAATGTATTACCGACTTGTATAAGTGTTGTACCTTTAGGTCCAAATGTAACTTCAGCCATTTATTAATCCTTCTATCCAATTGTAATCTTTATTATAACGAGACTTTTTAATTTTACGTGGAACTCTACCTATATTGGGTGTTAATTGTGTCATTACAATACTATCCATTCCTAATTTAGAGCTATTTTTTTCATTATATTTATCTAATGCTATATCAGTAGGAGAAATTTTAGCCGTCATTTGTAAATTTCCAATGACTTGTTCTTTATAAGATTTGTTATCTTTAATTTTTTCTTTATCAATACCAGGAAAAAGTATAGGCATTATAGGATTTAATGCTTTTTCTACACCAGGTTCTATTAATGCTCCTAAAATTAAACCAATTTCATAAACATCTAATGCATTTATACCATCTATTGCTAATAATTTAGCTTTGTTTTTTAACAATTTAGAAATTTTTACATCTGGAACAATCATAGCTGCATCTGTAAATACATTTGGGTCATTTAACTTAGCTGCTCCGAGAGAACCACCAGGTGTGTCTGTTGTAACTAAATAATTATACTGTGCAGATAATTCTTGTTTCCATTTTGACATACCTTCTGGTTTTTTTCGTGGGTCAATAGGTTTACCATCAGCATCTAAATCCCAACCTTCTATGTCTGCTAATCTTGCATCTTCTATTGGAGATGGTTCTTTATAGTCAAAAAATATTGTTTCTAAATCTTCGCTTAAAGGCCAGTTATAAGGAGGTTGTTTATTAAATTCATTTTTAAATAAATCAAGATTAGATGTAACTTCTTTATTGGTATAATCTAATAATTGTTCTGCTCTATCAGCAGGAAGTCCTTTAACATATTCATCAAAATCTAAATATCTTGTAAGTAAACCTTCTTGTAATCTTGGATTTTCTATATTATTTTTAATAATTCTTTCTAGTCTAAGTCTTTCATTTACTACATTTGTAGGTGGTCTTGTATATTCTCTAACAAAACTTCCTGCTTCTTCTATATCATTAGGGTTAAATTCATTTGCTAAAAATGGTGAATCTGCAATTTCATCCATATATTTATTTATAACATTATCTACATCTTTTTCTTTAAATCCTTGAAGTTCTAATTTATTTTTAATTTCCATAAAAAATTCTGTATGTGATTCTATTCCATCAATAAAAGATGGATTATTTATAATTTTATTTATATCAATATTTGTAGGAATTTTAATATTTGTATTTTTAATTACATTAGTTAAAGCTTCAGCTTGATTAACAGTTCTATCAGGATTACCTGCAAAAGAATCAGTCAATTTTGTACCTTGGTCTACAATTTTTTTTAATTCTAATATTTTATCTGGATTTTCATTAGCCCATTTTTGCCATAATTGTTGATAAATTCTTTTACTTTCTTCAATAGGTTTACCAAATAAAATACTATCTTGTGTTGGAGGTCTTCCTTTACCTGATTTTTTAATATCATTTTGCCATACTTCTTCAATTGTTTTGCCAGCAAAAATACCTTCTTTAAACGTAGCATTTAAAGCAGAAAATTCTTTACCTAATTGATTACCTTTAGTAGAAACTTCAAAAGTAGATTGAGCTACTTTAGATTCACCAGCTGCTATACGTTCTCTAGCTATTCTTCTAGCTTTTTCAGCTCTAGTTTCTTCAGCCATTACCAGTTAAAAAACTCATAATATCTTCTTGTGCTTCGGTTTTAGCATTAGAAGCTTCTCTTAAACTATTAACATTAGTAGCACGTTCTTGTATTTTATCAGTAGCTATATCTGTTGGTGAATCAACATCTAATGTTGCTGCATAATCTGGATTAATTTTTTCCATTGTTACATAATTTTCTATTGGACGTTCAGTAACTGGACTAACACTACTAGATATTCTTTCAGCAACTGTATTCATAGTTTCATTCATACGTTCAAATTTATCTTTAGCAACTAATGATTGTAGATATGGATTATATTGTTCTGCCATTTGAATAGCAGTTTCAGATTTTTCTTCATCTGATGGATAATAACCAAACGTTGCATAGTAAGATTCGTCATAAAATTCTTCATATTGTAATTTTGTCTTTGGTCCAAATTGTTGTCTAATCATATCTTCTGATTTTTTGTCAGTTAACAATTCAGATTGTTTTTTAGCTTCACTTGCATTATCTAACATACGTGTAAAAGCATTGCCAAATATTTCTTTTTGTAAAATAATTGCAGGTGGTGTCGTGTTGTTTGCTCTATCTCTATAATCTAAACCACCAAAATAAGTATTAACGTTATAATTAAACGTTCTATTATTAATAGTGTCTGTTATATTAGTTAATGCATTTGAAACATTTGTAGAATTTTCATGCCAATCATTCATTTGACTATCTGCATATAAAAATATTTCATTAATAAAATTAGTTGTTTGTATTCCTTTTTCGCCACCAAGTTCTTCACCAAAATATTCTTCTGTTTTTAATCCAGAAGCTATTGCATCTCTTTGCATTCTATCTACTGTTGATGTATTTAATGAAAAAATTAAAGAAGCAACAAAATCATTTTGAAAATGTCCGTTAAAACTAACAGTATTGTAAACTCCTTCTTCATTGTATATAGGTTCATTATTATCATCTAATATAGGCATAAGTCTAGGATTATCTAATACAGTTCTATTACCTATACTTGTAAGTGATTGATTGTTAGGTACATTGTCTATTATTGGAAAAACATTAGGACCAATTTGTTCAATTGCATTTACTATATCTAAAGTTATTCCAGAAGTTATAGCTTTACTTAATATCTGTTGTTGTTCAGGTGTTAAAGTGTAATCATCATATATAGAATCAAAATTAAAATCATTAGGTAAACCTACTGTATCTATAATCTCTTGTTTTTGTTCAGGTGTCATTAATTATCTCTCATATCTGTAATAAATTCTAGCTTATCTCCATCATTATTATATAGTTTAATAAAGACGCCATTCCAAATATACCAGAAATCAGGGTTTTTTTCTATAATCTTGTATGCTTGTTGAGCAACAGAAACTCTGACTGCATATGCTTCTTCAGTAGTACTTTCTAACCACCAAGTTTTACTATCAGTTCTACTGTATTCTTTTGATATTTCTTCAGCATCTTCAACTACTTTAATAAAATCAAGTAATCCTTTTGCTGATGGTTGTTGCATAGCTTTTGTATTTGTAGGCCATAAATATCTAATTTCATTCCAAATTTCTCCTGCAGGTATAAAAGTTTGTATACCATAATTACTTAAAAATCCAGGATTAGAATATGCTAAAGCATTTCTTGCATCTCTTTTTTTAACTACTTTTTCTGCATAATTTAATGTAGTATCTTCATCAATTTGTTTTGCTAATCTTTCATATCTAAACCAAGCAACAGAATCGTTTTGTTGTAATGCAAATTTATCAGGTCTTTTAGTAACACTAAACCATAAATTAGAATAAGTACGTTCTGCTTCAGGATTATCAGGAACTAAATACGCTGCACTTTTTGGAAAAAGAGTAAGTAACTCATTATTTTTTCTTAGAAAATCAATATTTCTTTTTTCAAAAACTGCTTTTGTACCATCAGTAGATTCTTTACTACCAGTAGTTATATATGGATGGTCTATACCATATTTAACATAAAATTCTTCTGCAGCAATAGTTGAATCAGAATTGTTTTTTATTAGTATTTTATTGTATTCATTAGCTAACATTTGTGTTGCCCACCATTTACCATTTTTATCTTTAACTGTAAATATAGGTTTAAATCCAGTAGGAAGTATTTCCTGTGCTATAGCTCTAATTAAAAATAATGATTTAGCTTTATGAGCTGAGTATTGTAACAAAGCATCTGTTAATGTTTGTTCTGTTAGCTCGCCTTTTGCTGGACCTTGTTCACTATATAATGCTACTTTACGTCTACCATTCCAATCTTCATTTATATATCTAATATATTTATCTAATACACCAGACTTTAATAGTCTTTCTTCATCGTAACCTGCACGTATATTACTATAAATATCAATAGTTGTTTCTGCTCTCATACTGTCATATTCATCAGTAGAAGTTAACCATTCTTTAACATTATTATCAGAATCAATTCTTCTTTCAGAACCTGGTCCTGAAGATAACCCCTCTGCAAGTAATTCAAATGGGTTTCCAGCTGCTATTAATTTTTTAGCAAAAGGAGGTGGAGATAGTATTGCTTCAGTTATTTCATCTGGTGGAGCAAACGGCCCAAAAAACTGTTCTCTTAGTTCCATTTTTGCATCCATTTTATCAAATACTTTATTTAAAGCAAAAGCTACTATTGAGTTAGGACCTGGAGTTAAACTTGTACTTAATAAGTTTACACCTGCTATATTGCCAGCTGCAGTCATTCCTGCTTGTGCTTGTTCTAATCCTAAATCTTTTGGAAATACTAAATTACTTATTTTTGAATTAAAAGGATATAAAAATAAATCGTCACCACTACCATTAGGGTCTGGTGAAAACCATCCTTGTCCTTGAAAATTATACGCACCAGCAGATGATTTTAGTCCTTTGTATAATAAATTACCCTCACGTATTTTATAAGGATTTTTAGCAGCTAATCTTCCCCAAGTTTTTCCCATTTCAAACCAAACTTCAGGGAAAGGAAATATATTTCTAGTTATTTCAGAAAGTTGATGTCTTTCAGAAGCATCATATAATAACTGTTGAGTACCTTTTAAACCAAACTGACTAGCTAATTCGCTTGTTGCTCTATAACTTCCTGTTTTACCAGATTGACCTAGTAGTTGCATACCAACAAGTTCATCAATAGCTTTTTTTGGTATCTTTGCATCTTTAAATTCTTTAATATATTTAGTTTGTAATTTTTTAGTATACGTAGGAAACTGTGCAGCAACATACATATATCTGTATTGTTTAAAAGCAGGTGACCTATTAAGTCTTGATAGTGGTTCTGTTAACAAAAAGTTAAAAGATGTATTCCAAAATTCTGACATTAAATCAGCTCCTCTACCTAAACTTGTAGAAGCTAATCTACTTTTTTTAGGCATCATTACTTTACCAAAATCAACTGATACAATTTCATCACTACCAGCAATATAATTTTGTATTTCTCTATAAATAGCTTGTTGTTGTTTTCTACCCCAATTTTTTACAAAAGGTGCTTTTTCCATATCAGGCATCATAGAAATGTAATCATCTGGATTAGTAACATTTCCTCCATGTTTTAATAATTTATCTGTCCATAAAGCTTCTCTTATTTGTAAGTTTCCACTATTTTCTATTGCATTATGATTAAAAATAAATGTTCCGTCAATTTGTTTAAATCTGTCTACACCTTCTTGCATTACATGACCTGTTCGCATTCTTATATCAGCTTCTAAAACAGATAAATATTCCATCATTTTGTCATGTTTAGAAACAATTTGTCTATATCTATCTCCTGTTTCTTGTATTAAATCTAATGCCATATCTTTTGCTTCTCTAGTTCTAGCCCAAGCTTCTAATTCAGGTCCCCAACCTAATCTTGCTACAACTCTTGACATTGGATTATTTCTTATATGTTGCAATTGTGTATTTATTGCTGATGCTCCTGCAATACTTTTTGCATCTACAGCTACCCAATTGTATCCTTTAACACTCTGACTTCTATAATCTATACCTTGATAAGACCAGTTTGCATTTACAGCTTCACTAAAATATTGTGAACTTAATATTTCATTAGTATCGTTACCAGAATCCATAAATTTTTCTACTAATTTTCTAGTACGACTACGTTTAGGAAGTTGTCCATAAGAATATACCCATGATAAATAATCTCCAGGATTTGTAAATATACCGTCTAATCCTTCAAATATAAATCTAGCTTGTTCTTCTAAACCTACTCTAAATGATAAAGCTTGTTTAATAATTTTTGTTGGTTTAAATATTAATGAGTTCCAACCATCAAACAAACTACTTATTAAATCGTTTTCTATTTTGTTAGTTGGTATAAAACCATATTTAAAAGGATTTTTACCTTCAGCTATTAAATTATTCATATATCGTAAAGGAGCTTTAAAATGGTCAGGGTCATCAACAGCATCTGCAACTTCAAAAAAGAATCCTTTTTGTATTCTATTAAGTCTTCTTACTGGGTATAAAGCTGCTCCATTATTTGCAGCTTCAGACAATTTAACTAAAGAAGGAACATAAATTTTTGTACCATCTTCTCTTTTAACAAATTTAGTAAAAGAAGTAAAAACTTCATCGCCCATTTCATCAGCTAAAAATGATTTTAATTGCTGTTGACTATTTTTTATATCTTCTAAACCTTTTTTAAATAATTTTTCACCATAATCACCTTTAGTACCAGCAATTAATTTTCTATCATATTCCATTAATCTTGTAGAAAATGCATCTAAATCATCTACAACGCTTCCACCAGATTTAGTTTTTCTAACATTTGTTATAAAATCATTTAAAACTTTATCTGCCATTCTGCTTGTGTAACCTACATTTTCTACATGACGAACTATATCAACAAATGCTTGATTTCTATTTTTATAACTTAAATTACTACCAGGTAATGTACTAAATTTCTTTGTCCAATATGGACTCATACCTTGTGTAAATGCTGAACTAAAACCTAAATTACTTGAGTAATCTAAAACACCTAATTCTTCCCAATCAGTTAAAGCTTTTTTATTTAAAGTTACTGTACCATCTACAACTCTATTAAAAGCATTATCACCTTTTAATAATTTAACTCCTTTAGATGTAAATTTACCAATATTATCAACACTTCTAATAACTTTATTTCCTAAACCACCAGCTATTGAACCTATAGACCTAAGTCCTGGGTCTGTACCTGTTAAACCTTTTAATGCAGCATTAGTTAAAGCAGAACTACCTTTAGGAATACTATTTAATATAAACGGTGTTACTGTTTTTTCTGCTACATAACCTTCACTTAATGCTCTACGTATAATATTTTCTGTTTTGGCAAAAGTTTTACTTTTAGCAACTTCTACTAAAACTTCTTCTGGTGCATCAACTAACCAAGGATTTTTTGCAAGTTTAGCAACGTTTGATTCTTCAGTCATACCTTGTATTGATTTTCTAACAAAAGTTTTTTGCATTAAATCATTAACTGTATTTGATAAAAACTTAGGTGTTTTACCTAAAAGTAATCCATATTTTTTTCTAGCTGCACCGTCTGCTTTCATAGCAGGTTTAATATAACCTTTATAAATATCACTTTGTAATGCTCTATATCTAAAAGGAGCGTCTGTAGTATAGTCAAATACTTCAGCATTAATATTTGGACCAACTTTGCTTTGACCTGTAAAAGGATTTACATATTTTTCAATAGGTTCTAATATTTCTTTTGCTTTGTCGTGAGTAAACAATTTTTTATTTTTAAGCATGTCAGGTAATCTATCTACTTGACCAGCAAGAATAGAACCTTTTTTAATTGTTTTAGTAATTGCACCTAGACCTAAACTAGATATTATTCTATTTTCTGCATCAATAGCACCAGAAACAACATTGTAAGCTTTAGAACCTACTGGTTCAAACTTAGATGCTTCGTATCTACCAATTGAATAAGGTATTCTTACTCCAGCATTTTCATTACGTGCTTGTATTTCTTCATAATCTTGAGCTAAATCAGGACTATATACAAATCTAGTTCCAGCAAATGCATTAATCATGTTAGGTTTTTGTATTGATGTCCAATTAATTTCTGAACCTTCATCAGGTTTTTTTATTGGTTCTCCAATATTTGCATAAATTATTTCTTCAGCTTGTTTAGGTGTATAACCAAAAACATTTACCAAAGAATTATATTCAGGCATATCTTCAGCAATTAAACTTTCAAATGACAAAACATTATTTCTGTTGTAGTTAACTGGTAAGTTTTGTACTACTCTAGTTAAAGCTTCTTTAGCATATGCTTCTCCAGCTAAGTTTTTAGCTTCTCCAATCCAACGTAACAACTGTTTAGTTTCTCCTATAAATCCTAGTTTTTCTCCTACTTCTTCTTGTGTCAAACTTAAATTAATTGGAATATTTGATTGTGCATACTCTTTTGTATAACCAGATTCTAAATATCTATCATAAGCATTCATTTGTTGTACGTAAGCCCACACACGTCCTCTTGGTTTATAAAAACCCATTGGGTCTTTCCAAGATACTGTTCTACCTTCTTCAGGTGTTTCATTTTGTGGAAAAGGACTCCATATAACAGCATTTTCATCAAACCAATCTGCAGCTGCTACAGCCCATAAACTTGTTTGAGTATCTGCAAATTTGCTTATATTAGGTTGAAAATCAATTTTGCCAATAACAGGAAATTCTCTGACACCATCTTCTGAATATATTATTTTTTCTAAAGAATCAGGAACTAATTTATTACCATAAAAAAATGCAGTAGAGGCTAATCCTCCAGCAATATCAAAAAGATTCATTGTCATGTCGTCATTGTATTTATTTGTTTGAAATCTATTTTTAACTGTTTCCCAATCATTAGCTGCTTGAACACAATATTGTAACGAATACTCGTCACATAAATCTTGCATAGCTTGAGATGATGGAGGTACTTCTAACTGTGCCATAGGTATTAATACTTCAGCAGGAAGTATTGCATACTTACTTGTGTATTCTTCTAATCTGTCAGTAAAACCTGGATTACTTTTTATGTAATCTTTTGCAGATTTTAATTTATTATTTAAAGCATTTGTGTTGTTTCCAACATTTTCTAAGTCAAAATAACTTAATACCATAACTACCTTTGTGCAGCTCTAGTATTTATCATTTCATAAAATATTGGATTTTTTGTTAATTCAGCAGCTGCATACAAAAGCACGTCTACATCATTATAAAGATTTTCTTTAGGAGGATTTCCTGGACCAATAGCTCCACCTGATGTAGGTGGTTGTTGAGGAAAATTAGTAGGTGCTGCTATATCAAAAGAAGGCATTTTTTTAGCTTTAGGCAATCCACCACTAGCAGACACTTGTGTTTCTATAGCTTTTCTTTGACCATAATCTCCACCAGATGCAGCTGCAGGTGCAGAAGCATTACCGTCTGTTCTTTGACTTAATGCACCAGGACCAGAAACAGCATTACTTGTATTAGCAGTAGGTTTTCTATATCCTCCACGACCTGGCATTATTTATCCTTCCTATAAAAATCCTTAGTTATAAAAATAATAATACCTTCTGCTGGATATATAATGTTTTGTACATCTTCAGATAGTACATCAAATTCATCTTGTACACCGTATTCGTTATACACCATATCCCAAAATTCGTTTTCTACGTATTCTTCCATTACCCACCAAGAGCTTCTGCAATGGATGGTGGGGCTTGTGGTGGCAAGCCCTGTCCACCCAACATTTGTTGTTGAATCATTGCTTCCTGCTCTGGTGTCATACCAGGTTCTTCAGGAGTATAAAATTGTTTCATAATATCAGTTATAGCATTCGGTTGCTCGTAGATTGCTATAGCTGCCATTGTTGCAGATGGGTCGCCTTGTGCTGACCTAGCTAATATTGAATCAAACAAAACACCCTCTGCTTTATTTTTTCTAATACGCTCTTGTACTTTTTGTATATTTTCTAAACCATCTATGTTATCTTGTAAAGTTTCTGTGTCTATAACACCAGCTTGTAATAATTGCAAACCAGTAACTATTTTCTGTGGTTCATCAAATCCTGCCATAACTCCATAGATACGTCTTGTTCTTAAGTCTCCACCTATATCTTTTAAAGGTTGATAGTTTTCAGAAAAAGCAGAACCGTTAATATAACCTATCATAGGTTTTTTTGTCACACCTGTTGTGTATGCTAGAACAACATCCATTTCTAATCTTTTAGCATCCATTTCAACAATTGCGTTTTTAATAATTTCTCTGTACTCGTTTATCATTAATGACATTGCGCCATTAAGTTCTTGTAAACCAGCTCCTGTTACAAACGAATTAGGTGACTGCGCATCATCAGTAACAGGATAACCACCAACAAGCCTCAATTGTCTTTCTAATCTATCCACTTGTTGGAACAATTGATATGGCATGTTATTTTGTGGTTTGCTGACCTGTGTACCTGGTGACAAATAGTTAACGGCAAATCTACCTTTTCTATATTGTCCAGACTCTAGTTCACCAGAAATGTTTGTTTCTGTAAATACTGCATCTTCCATAGCGATAGCAGACATAATGTTTATCTTTGCCATCATACCCATAAGACCTATGACATGGTCATACTGTCCTTTAAGTTGGTCAAAAGAAATACGTTTCATAAACACAAACGGTGGAGTAGAAAGAACGTTTGGTATAAAATCTAAAATTAATTTACGTTCAGGAAATACTATGTATGTACCACCTTGGTCATAGTATTCTATTATTCTTAATCCAGCTCGTGTGTTATCTTCCCAATCCTGTGCGTTGTTTGTATCATAACTTAAAAATTCTGTAGGAACAGGTGTATAATCTTCTCCTGTTTCATCATCATCTTTTCTCATGATTTCATCTTTAAACTCAGGATAAATTTGTGCAAGTTTATATCTTGGCACTCGTCTAAGAACTGCTAGTTCTCTAGGTTGTTGGTCAGGACCAAAGTTTCCAGGAAAAGTATCATACGGGTCTCTTAGTTCTGCACTAGGATACACGTAACCATTACTGTCAACTTTAGTTGATATTACCCAAGCACAATAACCATAACCTGGTAACCATCTAGATGCTTGTGCTAACTGTCCTGTTAGATTTTGTGTTGCATCATAAGATGTTACTATTCGTTCTAGTTTTTCTGCTTGAAATTTAGCTCTCTCTGATTCATTACCATTAAGAATATCTACACGTACTTGTGGTACACCAGATATTTTTTGAGCTAACCTATCAATACCTGATTGTAATAAGTTTGGTGCAGGTAACAAGTCTGCATCTTCTGCATCCATTGAGTTACCAAGTAAAGACTTCATGCCTTCACTACCACCATTTAAAATAGCTTTAATACGAGCTTTACTTACTTGTCGTTCTTGTACTGCTTGTCCACCGACTAACTCAGAGGCGCTTTCAATAATTTCATTGTATGTTTTAAGGTCTAAGTTTTCTATCCCCATGGTGCATCATTCATATTAGTTAATTTAAAATCTCCATAACTTGGTTCGTAATCTGTTCCAACGTCAGCTAGACGTTCTTTTTGCATACGTCTAAATACTTTCATCGGAAACCAACTAGCCATAACTATATCAGTTTTTTCCTTGTTTCGCTTTGAAACAGGTTTACCATCAAAGTATAACAACTGTTGTCTGTATTTTTGTATTTTAGCACTACTTTCTGAATCACCTGTAGGTAAATGTATTTTTCTATTTTCAAACAAATCTGCCATTGCACCTACACCATATAGTGGGTCATGTTTGTTTTTACCTGTTAGATGTCCTTGTAGCTGAATACCACTACGTAATGTAAATTCTTTTATCTTATCATCTTGACGTATAGCAGTTTGAAAACCGTTTTCTTCTACTATCCATTGACGACAATCATATTTGTGTAACCAATCTGACATTTGGTCAAGTGCAGCCCTTACTCCGCCCCCTTGCCTATTTTCTAAATCTACTAAAAACAATTCGCCTCTATATGCATCTATACCCCAAAGTACTGATGCTTGGAATCCTGATGATGCAGGGTCAAGTCCAGCTACTAAATGTAAATTTCTATAATGTTGTCCCATAACTAAATCTGGTCGCATACATTGGTCAACCATGTTCATAGTAAAGATTTGTGTACCTTCTATGTATGTTTGGTTATAATACACCATCTCAAATATCTGCCTACCACCAGTAGATTCAGCAGAACGTAACCTAGACATTAACCATTTGTGTGAACGTTTAGTAGGCCATAACATACAATCTGTATGTACTTCATCAGTATGTTCTGGTAGTTCACATTCTAGTTTGTGTGCAGATTCAACTATTGATGTAAAGTTATCTGATTCTAAAAGATGGTTATATAAATCATCAGGGTGTTGTCTTGAACCTATAACAACAACAGCTGTGTGTTCTTCTTTACGTGAAGATAATGTTGTTGTCCACCATTGTCTTGTAGATTCTCTTGCACCAGCTTGCATAGTCGTTTGGTGGTCTTCAATGTCATCTGCAATTATTAAGTCACAGTCACGTGATAATATTTTTCCACCTTTACCTACAGCAACCATAGTAGGCGATTTAATACCAGCTACAGTTCTTGTACCTACAGTAAATTGATTTTGTGACCAGTTCTTACCAGAACGGTTATCTGGTTTAAAAGATGTACCTGGGGGACAGTATGCCTCTCTAAGTTCTTCGTTCGTGTCAAGCACGTCTAGGACTGCGCTAAGGGCATTTTTAGCTATATCTTCGTTTCCACCTACCCACATGATACGTAGGTTTGGATTCTTGCATATCTGGTACACAGCAAAATGTATTAACAGTTCTGTCTTTCCATGTCTTGGGGGGCTTAATATTAATAATTCTTTACCGTTATTAATAGAATCTATAATGTTATTTATCCAATTAGTATGGAAGGGGGCTGTTTCATACTTCTTACCTAGTTCCGTACGAAAATATTTTTCGCGGAAGCTAGAAAAATTCTTTAAACTCTTTTGTGCATCTTCTGATATTTCCCATCCGTCAGCAGCGATGGAGTTCCTGGTGTCAATTTTGTAGGCAGCTGCCATTCGAGAGACGGTAGCCGAGCTAGTCTCAAGGAGTAAAGATACCTCAGCTACACTAATGTCTCCATTAGCTAGTAACTCGGCGTATCCTTCACTTACGAAAGCTCGGTAATACGTACCTCGTCTAACACTAGCGTAGTCGCCATCATCAGATTTTAGTTCACGGTTAATTGGTTTTTCAACCTTGTCATTATGTCGCTTGTCGGCTGCGAACTGTCTCTTTTGACAGGTAGGTGAACAAAATTTTCTTTGTTTCCCACTTAATCGCTTCCTACAGCCTTGAGCTATACATACAACATTTTGACCCATTTAACTAACTTTCTGTAGATGTTTGCGTAGTGCTAATTATATGGTACTATACTCTCAAATACAAACATCAAACACAAGTAATTTGTTACAGGTGAAGGTGCAATCGGGATGTAGAAAGCTGCTGACTGGCAAGACAGTACACTAGAAAGACAAAGGCAGTACCCAAGGACATTAGAAAGCGTTTGATTAGGCACACAATTACTAATGCCCGCTAGTGCCTAAAAAGACTGTAGCCACCTACAGTATTACAGAAGTTACCAGCATATATTTCTAGCCTTACATACTATATATAGAACATCAAGGTTAACACTGGTAGGTCAAACAACACTCAGTAATAAACAGTATTGACAGAATGTCAATTCTTTTATGTACTGTACTGAGTGTCTTTACCTTACGGTAAAGTGACCTACTATATATAGTATCCCTTATTGATTTAATACCATATGTAGTGTATTGATATGACTATGCATACATATGGATACTATATATAACTACAGTGTTATCCGTCCAATGTATTACATTCCAACTGTTCATTAAGTTACTTGCCTCTACTGTATTGTGCTAACAGTACAGTGAGGATAACTTAATGTTACAGACCTTTGTCGCCGAGGCTTGCGAGTGCGTCTTGGTCTGTCATACTTGTATGTCAATGCCAATCTAGTATTACCCATAGATATTCTCGTATCCTATTTTCTAAGTCCTTTCGTATTTAAGGATTTTCCGTCTTGGCAGGTATGTAAGACAGAAAATTCATACGAAAGGACAAGAAAATATGGATACTGAATATACTAAGTGGGTAAATACTATCGATTGTGGCATATGTCATACTGAAGTATTTCCAGACGAAAGACACCCTATAAAAAGCTACTTCGGACCACAGAAGGGCTGGGTAACATGGAAGTCGTACCTACACGGCGACTGTGTTGCACAACCGACAG